CTACTTACAAGATTTGCTTGATTACTTTTTAATAAGTTAGAAATTTCTTCTATACTTTGCGTATAATTAAAATCAAAGTTTTTTAACAGTGTATTATTTTTATCTAACTCTAATCCATTTAATAGTTCATGAGTATTCCAATAATCTAAGCCTGCACTATTTAGGTATACCGTTAACGCTCGTTGTAGATAAGTACTACCTACACCGTCTGGTGTTAGAATTAAATAGTTCAATAGAAATGTCCTGAGTTTATGGCTTATAGATCCCTATCATGAACATAAAGTTGCATTAAAGCGTAGTGAAGGACTTTCATCAAATCTTTACGAGCGTCTTCACGCGTCCCTTTTTTACCATATCTTTGTGCGTATTTAAGAACATTACCGATACAGAAACCTGTTCCATGTCCTCCGTCCATGATAAACTCTGTTGCTTGAAATTTATCTTTTGAATAGTGCTCACCATATGTTGCATCTATATATACTTTAAACTCTTTGAGTAAAGCATCTTCGTTATATTTGTATTCAATACTTTTAGATTTATTGTTAGTATATAAGCTACTTACAACGGAACTAAATTCTTTACTCGGTTTGTTATCGTATTTTGTAATACTATCATAGGGAATCTTTACATCAAGATAGTCATATATTTTTTGTTCTTCAGGAGACGATTTGACTAAAACTCTTTCCTTAGAATTACCTGATTTTCGTGCATATACAGTTTTACCTTTATCAGGCGACTCATAAATGTACGTACTATCATGTGCTAAATCTTCTTTGCCTCGTTACATTTCAATGTTATCAGACTGTTGATTAGCTTGTTCTTCCCGCATACGGCGCTTCATATACTCTTCATGTCTTTCTCTCATTCAACCCTCTTTTTAATAGCTTCTAAAAGTTGACTTAAATTTTCTTTTTTATTTAAGTTAGTGCCTTCAACCTGAATCTCTAAAATATCTTCAAGCTCTCGCAACATAACTTTGACTGTTTGGGATTTATCTTCTTCAGCAATTTCAGGTTTTTCATAAATTTTTAGCTGAACCAATTTACTTATAACACTTCTATAACCTTTTGAGAAGTGTTCTGCTAATTTGTGGACGTCTTTTTGTCCATCTTCTGTGTAAATACGTATTAGCTCTTGCTCCTGCTCATCGTTCCAAGCTTTAATACTCATATTCATTCTCCAAATCTAATTCTAATTGAGTGTTCCAAATATATTTTTTTGCTACTAAATCACTGGCATCTTCTAAAAGAGGGATCAAAGAACTAACTTCATCAGCGGGTATTGAAAACCCTGTTTTGGTTGGAAACCATTGTCCTGTATCTCCATCCATGGTATATTCCCTAATATGAAGGTATAGTTGTTCTCTAAACTCATTTATAGTAACCTTGACTGCATTTCCATTTGGTTTATGAAATGCTGTTCCAAAATCTACATTCATATCTTGATAATCTCATCGTTATTTATAAAGTTTTTTAACCAGTCAGTGATTGGGTACGCTTTAAACACTTGCACTAAACAATATCTGATTTTATCTTTTGAATTATTTTGCATACCGTGAGCTACCCTGTCAGGATCAAAAATTATACTTTGTCCTTGTTTCAGTGAATATTCTTCAATATTGTTGTCTACAGAAAATTGATAAACAAAATCATCGTCTTCACTTAAGGCTGTAAGCATTCTTAGTCTGTAATCATCATTACTTTTTGCTACAATATTGTTATCATCAGTATGCATAGGTATTTTTTGACCTGGTAACTGTCTGTGTATTCTGATTCTGGTCGTTTCTATTTTGAAAAAATCAGTTAATGTTTTAACTTCTTTAATTTTATTATATAAAACTGTGTATTTAAAGTTTTTTGGTTTTTCTAAAGGATTTGACCTATAAAAATCAAAAACTTTACCTGTTTCACTTTTTATAGATATAGCACTAACGTGACCTGCTAAGTCAATATCTGTATGTTCTTCAAACTTTAAGTTTTCAACCCATTTACTGTCAAGTAACAGATTAGTCTTTGGAAGAATAATCATCAGTGCTAAACACTCCAAATTTTTTTGAACCCTTTTTAGGTTCTTTTGTTATTGGAGCTGATTTTATAGCATTCCATTGACTAATTAAGTCTTGTGTACCTTTTTCACCATAACCATTTACTTTAGCAAATGATTTGATTTCATCTTCATTTTTAAAAAGTTTAAGTCTGTCTGTATTCATTTAAATACTCCTTTATCTTTCCACCCTCAACGGGACGATCTAGATAATCTTTACCAAAAATATAAATATTTGGATTCTTTGTTTCAATTTGTTTTACCCATTCATTATAACAATCAGTTACGCCTTGTAAACCTCTTAAATACTGAGCGTTAACTGTATGAAATGCGTTACTCCACCATATAACAGAACTATCTTCTGGAGTAATATGGCGAGTTACTAGTTGTGGGTGCTCGCATATATCTACATGAATATAACTATGCTTAAGTTTTTTATACCTATTCCAATGTTCTTTTATGGCTTTTTCACTTCCCCACCAGCTCACTTCTCTTTCCCATAATTCCTGTCTTGTATTTGTCTCAGTAGGTGTTCCTTTTGTTTCATTAATTCTATATTTACTTTCAGCCCACTTTAAAAACGCAGGATAATCCTCACCGTCCCAATGTGTTAGTAGTAACTTTTTAAAAGCAAGTGCTTGCTTACTATAATCAAAAAATACAACTTCTGCATCATCTTCAAATCCGTATGTATTAAGAATCATATTTGGTTTGAAACTAGCAGCAACTGCATAGAGTTTGTTAAGAGGTTTTTCCATATTAACGTATTTTAGATCTTTATAATTTTCAGTATTCCAAAAGAATACACAAGTTGGTGCAAACTCTACTATGTTAATAATCCAGCTAAGTTGCTTTGATAATTCCTCTGCACTTGCAGTAGGGTATAAATACTGTTTTGACTCTCTAATCTTGGGATGAAAATTATAAACAATCAACCCATTCTCAAGACTTGTATTGATAAAATTCCAACCATCTACTAGCGGGGTACATACTGTTGATTCTTTTGTCGGCATTAGTGATAGTGGTGTATAGTCATCATGTATGTCTTTAGCATGTCTGTTAGCTTTAGATACGATCTCTTCTTTAGAGGAATTTTTATTACCAAATACAGGTTTATCAAATTTTTTGTAATAGTTTAGATTAACTAATATACACTGCTTATGTAATCCAAAATATCCATTTTTACCACTAGGATTATTCATATTTTTGGAGTTTTTATCCATAATATGTCCTGTAATAAAAAAATTCTGTTTTTCAATCCATTTCTCTATGTGTCTAAAGAAAGTTGAATCTTTAATGATGTGCCCTACTGATTGTACTATACAATAGTCTACTTCATATTCACACGCTTTGTCTAATACTTCATTAACAGAATTACCCACAACTATAGGTCCAAAATATTTAAAACGTGTAAAAAACTCAGTTATCTCTTTGAATTTTTCAGCTCTTGAAATGTGGTTAAAAAACTTTGAGTCGTCGTATATTCCTACAACGTAGTTTTTATTAACTCCCATTTTTCTCATAACTTTGCTCTACTAGTCTCTCATATTCTTTAGTTTTTACACCATGTACTATAATATGGTATCTATCTTCTTCACTTTTATTGTACACTGCGTGAGTATTGCCTACATCTAAAAGTACTGCTTTACCCGTCTTAAGCGGAACAAAACCGTCATGATCTTTCATCTTAAACATGCACCCAACAGGAGTATTAAGAGCAACGTTTACAGGGGATAGTTTATTTACGTCTGTGTCTCTATGTGGAGTGATGTAACCTCCTGGTTCAAGTAACATAAATCTTAGTCTATAGTATCTACTATAGGGAAATACATCTTGAAAAAATCTTACTGTAACAGGGCATCTGTTAGCGATGTGGGTCCAAATGTAAGGAACTTCATCATTGCTTCTATAACCATACTGATCGTAGTGGTTAGTTTTATAAGCATCAATACCATGTATACAAAGACTTCTCCAACCTTTATGAGCGTATCCTGCCCCATTATCTTCATCTCTGTGAGCCACAAATTCTTCTTTTAGTGCTACAGCTTCTGCATGCATTTCTTTGTAAGGGACTTCAATATCAAGCTCTAACCAAGGTAGTTTACTATCATTAACTATCCAGCTAAAGTCTTTCATGAATACATACCTAACAAGTCTTCATCAAATGCAAAACTTGTTCCACAACCACAAGAAGCGCGAGCACCTGGATTATTCACAGATAATTGTTTATTCATACCATTCGTAACTAAATCTATAGTGCTTCCGTATAAAAATTTAATACTTTCAGAATCAACTACTGATGGAGGATCGTCGCAGAATTTGATATCACCGTCTTCCCATTCTTCGCATACATCAAATAAATAGTTAAATCCACTACATCCACCACCAGATACCCCAAATCTAAACATCTGTCCAGGTTCTAAGTTAGTTAATATGTAGATTTTAGCTTTAGCTGTGAGACTAGGAAGCTCTCCGTGGAACTCTTCATCAATTATAGGTGCGTGTCCGTGAAAATCAGCTAAAACCTTTTCTTCCAGAGTTGGTTCTTGATATTGATGTTTGTCTAATACTTGTTGAGCTAGACGAGCAATTTCTGTATGATCTGCTTGTGACTCAATTTCAGCAAAAAATGCATCAATTTCTAAATCTGTTAACTTGTTTTCGTTCTGCGACATTTTTAAATACCTTTACATACTCTTCGACTACAGTCTCCCATGAATTAAGAGTGGTCTCGTTTAATTTATTAAAATAAGCATCTTTTTCGTGATGATGATATAAATATTTTAAAGTATCTACTAAGCTCTGTCCATCAGGTTCATTTGCAAAAGTGTGAGTACTCATTAAAGTCATTGCGTCACCTGGTTTAGTTGCAAAATACTTGTTATCATTTATGTCAATAGGTGTTTTTCTTGTTGTTAACCTAAATCCAACATCTTCAGGTATAAAATCAGTAGTCGGTCCAATACCGGGAACGATAGGTAAACATCCACAAGCCATGGCTTCTTGGACATGCATCGCAAAACCTTCTGCTCTGTATGGGTGAACTACAGAATCTGAAGCTTTATAGAGTGCTGCCATTTCTTTATCCGATAAATCATCATCAATATAAATTATCTCAGCACAATCTGTTTTATATTGAATTTTAATTGTCTCATTTAACGCATTATTAGCACCGTATATCCTAGGACTATCTTTGATAATTAAACTGGTTTTATCATAACGTTTAAAGGTTTTACCCCAAGCATTTAACATTATATCTAAGCCTTTCCTCCACTGAGGATTGCCTACATAAACAAAGTTAAATTTTTCTTTGTCAATTTTAGTGGGTAATTTGGTATCACTTTCTTCTGTATTGAAGATATCAGTGTCATACCCATTAGGGACCACAAAAGAATTATCAGGATTTAATCCTCCAAGCTTAAACACTTCTGCAACACTGGTACTTGGTACAATTAATGCATCAGCAAAGGTTTCAAACTTATATTGCCACTCAAATGGAGCCTTTGCAAATTCCCAAGGTTGAATGAATATAACTTTTGTTTTACTATTAATAGGCCAGGTCCAGACTGGTGGGTAGGTGTGTCTAAGCTGTATATCTGGGACTCCAGTAGATTCTTTTTTCTGTAGTTCTTTAAGAGTTTTTACAACTTTTTTATCTAATTTATGCACAGGGTCATAACTGTCTAAACAAGTAAGTACTAGCTCGATGTCATCAACATTTGCTAATCTAATAGCTAAGTTCCTATTAACAATTGATAATGAATGATTATCAAAAAATTTACCAACAATCTCAATAATCATTAGTATGCTCCTCTAATATATTGTTTGATATAGTCTTCTATATTTTGAAGAGGCACTGCCTCTAGTTTAGGCCATTGAGCTTGTCCTAACCCTGATGTTTTAAAGTTTTTCAATTCATGAAAATTATCTAAGGTAACTTGAGTC